AAAATAGTTGCCGAAGCCAGCCGAGACAAAGTGACGGTCAATATGACGGTCAATCCGACTGACGATAAATTGGACAACTGAAAACAAAATGTTTTATAAATACAATTCGCTACAATTTGCAAGGAGAGACAAATGATAAAAAATAAATACAACATGGACAACCAAGAAGGTTCAAAACGAATCACCGTACCCATGGATAAAATCGAACACATCAACGAAGCCATCGATATTTTTACCGAGGTCAAAGTTGAGTTAGAGAAAGTCAGTCGCCAAAAGATACCAATTTATCTGCGGTTGCTGCACGCTCGTAATGTGATTAGTTGGGCTAATTTCATTCTCAAGTCGAAAGCTGGGGATGATAGTACCGAGGGATCTACATACAAAGGAGCTGTATAAAAGCTAAAGGGTCTACGGGAGTAGACCTATAGTAGTTATACGGTGTTTATAAAACCTGAATAGGAGATACAGATGAAACTATTTACCGATGTAAAATTCATTATCAGCGTTGTTTTTGCTGGTGTCTTACCTCAAAAGACCGCCATGGCGGTAGGCTCTCATATGTTTACGAAGGTTCGTATAATATATAGAAAGGTAATACCAACTAAATCAACTAATAGAAACAAGCTAATTTGGCTACCTAAAGCCAACAAGCAAACTAAACTAACTAGATTCGCTAGTTTTTTAAAACGTCACATAAGCTACTTAAACACATTAATTGTGCTGCTTGTCGTTTTATATTTTTGGGGGGTGTCGCAATGGTAGGCAAGCTAACTAGAGACGATGGACCCACTTGCTCAACACTTGCCACAATGATGGGTGAGAATCCATACAAGAGTCGAGTTGAACAATTAGCAGACTTTATTAGAGCCAAAAAAGGTGAAGATATACGCATAGAGCAAAACTCAATTATGCGTATGGGTGACGTTATGGAGCCAACTTTACTTACCGAAGCACAACACCGTTTGGGGTTGAGTAAAATAGAAACTGATATTAACCAGGCTGTTAAACATAGCAGTATCAGTCTTGAAGGTTCATTAGATGGTTTGTGCTATACCGATGCACCATTGTTTGTAAAAACAGATGCTACGAAAGGTATATATGTAATGACTGAAAGTGGAGCAATCACATTGTCCGGCGAGGGCGTTATGGAGTGCAAAATCACATCTACTTTTCCAGAAGATGTGCCAGCTAACTTTCGAGGGCCTATCCAATTGCAAGGTTTGATGGATATTAAAAATGCTAGTTATGGAGTCTTAGTAGTTTTATATCAATCGATTCATTTTAAAATATTTATTTATCCAAAGTTGCCAACCTTGGTTAAAAAAATACATGAAACGGTCAATGATTTTGAACGTCGTATTAATGACTTTGATTATTTTCCACCTGAATCAGCTAATGATGCGGTGGTCATATATCCAGATCCAGAAGAAGCTCCGATCGAGTTAGAAAGCAAATCTTTAGATTATATTGATTTGTATAATGAAGCGGACTTCCATATTAAGTACTGGAAAACTATCAAAGACGATGCCCAGGTCAAACTCATGGATCATTTAGGCAATCACTTAGTTGGTACACATTCTTTTGTTAGTAATGGCGTTAAAACCGACTATACCGTCAAATGGGGCAAAAGGACTGTTAAAGCTAAACCGCCAGAAATAAAACCTGCGGTTGAAGGCGGCACTTTTAGATCCAAAACAATAACCATCAAGGAAGAAAAAAATGAACTTTAATATTACCGACCAAAAGCCATCAAAAGCTAAATACGATTTTTTAATTGAGTTTTTAGAAGATGGTAAAACTGTAACTGATTTAAGTTACAAAGACATGGAAGGCTTGAGGCAAAGAGCTTATAAGTTGCAATTAAAAGGCGTTACGACTAAACGCCAAGAAAACGGCACTTATTCTATTTGGCTTAGATAGCTGGAGTTGTAGGGAGGCTATGATCTGTGCCGGCTGTTTCAAGCATCGAGGCATTGTAAGTAGCTCTCCTGCCAACTTGTTTTGCATAACGTGAATCCAATAAATTTATAGCTGCTGATTCCCACAAGCCATCTTGTATATCAGCCAGCATTTTTTTGAAGTTAGCCAGTGTTGGCACGCCTAAATTAAAACCTAGATCTACTAAAACTAACTTTGCTCTAGGAGGTAGTTCTTCAAACCATTCGTAGCGTTGTTTTAATTCCGATACAACTGTGTCTATATCATTTTGTAGCAACATCATAGCTTCGCTATAAGTAATCCCGTTATCGCTTAAATTACGCCCTACGCCAATTGTGGTTTTATTAGAGGTGCATTGATAAGGTTTTAATTCTAAACCTTCAAACTCGATAATATGTTCAATCAATTCGCTATTCATTGCTTTGCGATGCTCCAAAATAAAAAGATATGATCGCCGATGCTAAACCACCTAAATAACCTAACACCAGGTTAATAACCGCTTCGCTATTTTCTTCTGGCGGCATTAGTGTGACTAAGAAAATATAACCAATAAAACCCGAAACGATTAAGATGCCAATGAATCTACTCGTCCAATCTTTAGCAAAGTTTTTTCTAGCATCTTGGACATCGGCAGTTTCTAAAGCAAAGATATCGACATCGAGTTCTTTCATTTTGACTGCAAATTCATTTTCTAATTCTTTGAGTTCTGATAGCTGCGAAGGTGTTAACGTTTGTACTTTTTTTTCAATGTCTTGGGGTGTGTTTTTACAACCTAACTTCTCCGCAACCATAGTCATCGCCATGTTGCCCATTGGACCACCTAACGCTGAACCGATTGTTGGTGCTACTGCACCAATAATATTTCCTAATAAACCTTTCATAATTTACTTAATCTATGGTTTCAAGCTAAGTTGCATTTAAGCTTAGTCAACACTTTTATAAGTGTAAATTTTTACTTTCTCAACTTTACCTTTAACCTGGATCTCATCCATTATTATAAAATTTTCATAACCCAACAGCTTAACTGTGTGTTCTGCAATCAATGTGTCGCAATCATAGTTTCTAGTTTGACCTTCTAAACGTGCTGCTAAATTTACCGCATCGCCAATAACCGAGTAGTCAAATCTATTTTCAGATCCCATGTTGCCAACGATGCAGGTGCCAGTATTAATACCAGTACCGACCTTGATGCCTGGCAAACCCATGGCTAATATTTCTTTGTTAAATTTCTTCGCTTCTATTTCTATTTTTTGAGCAGCATCAACACATAGCCTGGCATGATTTGGACACGCTAGTGGTGCGTTCCAAAAAGCCATAATGCAATCGCCCATATATTTATCAATAGTGGCACCGTGACCTAGTAACACTTTAGTCATGCTATCTAAAAAATTATTAATGAGATTTACTAGGCCTTCTGGATCATCATTGTTTTTGTAGTGTTCGCTAATGGGTGTAAAACCAACTATATCCATAAACAGAAAACTCATTTCTTTGCGTTCACCGCCTAACTTCAAAAGCGATGGATCTGCTTGCAACATTTGCACCATGTCTGGTGATAAATAGGTGCCAAATTGTTTTTTAATCTGCTGCCTGAGTTTGTATTGCTTTCTAAACTTTAGATAGTAAGCAGTAGCACCAATAATAAAATGCGAAATCATTGTCCAAGTTACATCAATGAGCAAGCCACGCTTTATCATCCAAACGCCAATAACGGCTGTTCCTGACATGATTGTTATATTTGATACTAAACCAAGAGTCATACCTAAAAAACTCGTTAACAGCCACGCAGTAAAGCCAATAATTAAAAAAATAATCAATTCAATGGACAAATGCCAATTAGGTATCTGTGGTGAGTTAGGTAGTAAAATTGATTCTGCTAATGCAGCCTGCAAATAATGAGGTCTTTTTAAACCATCGCTGGTTGCGACTTGGGGCATGATACCGCCACCGCTTGTGCCAACTATTACAAATTTATCTTTAACATCTAAATCTTTTAAAGTGACAGTCGGTGTAGCCACATAACTAACCCATTTACGGCCCAGCAGATCTACTGAAATAGGTGGCAAACCTTTGACAGTTATTTCTTCCAATCCATTCTCATTGGTTTTTATAATATAAGTATCTTGTGCAGTTAAGATCTTAATAATTTCAAGAGCAAAACTTGGAGCAAACCCGTCTGGTGTTCTAAGCAATAATGGTATCTGTCTAACCAAACCATCAACATCGGTAGGGGCAGATGCAATACCTTGATTGGCATTTAATTTTAGCAGCTCAATATTTTCAACAACGCCTCTAGCTAAAAAACCATTGCCCTGGTCATCACCTAAAATAACTGTGCCGACTGCTGGTGGATAAGATCCGTTGTCATTTTCAAACATAGCTAAAACAGTCGGTGCAAAAGACAAAGCCTGGCTAAATTCCAAATCACCACCCATTCTGTCTGCTTGCGGAAATGTAAACGCCCAACCTACGCCCATTGCTCCAGCTCTTAAAATATCAACGTGTATTTCAGCTAACCTAGATCTAGGCAATGGGTAACCGCCTTCATTGTTTATAAATTCTTCATCCAAATCTAATACTGCAAAATAACCGGTTGGCTCTTGTTTTTGAACTAAAGCATCAAAGGTTTTTAATTTAAGTATTTCCAAAGCCTGCCATTGCATGAGTAAAGGTAGTGCTAAAACAAAGAGTAGGGCAGGGATAACTTTTTTCATTAGCTGCCTTGGTAAATTGTAATGATGTTATTAGAACCACCATTTATTTTAATGACATTTTCTACGCCGCCTTGATTAAGGATAACCGTGTAACTGTCTGCACCATCTAAATCTAGCCTGGCATAATCGCTAACATTTCTTAGCAGTGTGACTACTTCGCCGGTAATAAAGGTTGTGATTTGAGTATCTTTGTCTTGACCGATGGCAGTACCGACAATATTAATGCTGCCGACTTGGGCTAATTTATCTTCCTCATCGCTAACTGCTAAAGCATCAATAATATTTAATAGATCTTCTAAAAAATTAGTATCAAGATAATTAATATCGAGTTCAGTAAATTGCAATTCTTCTTCATTATCTAAAAAATCTTCAGCTAAAAAATCAACATCCAAATCATTAAACTCTAAATAATCCGCACTTTTGGTCTGTTGCACTTCAATTAATTTTGCTTTTTTAGATTTAGGTGGATTAACAATCATCATGTTATCAATGAGATCCAGGCTTATATCTAAAATGACGGGCTTGCTGGGTTGGTCATTAAAAGTTCGTGCGGTCGTAGCTTGAAAGGCCTGGTTTAATATGACTTCACCCATTGCTGTTTTGACGGTAATTTCACCAGAAGGATCTCCATTTTCATCGGGTAAAAGTATTATCAAAGATGAACCAGTATCGTGTTCAGCAGTTACGCTAAAGGATGTGCCACGGACAAAGATATCAGCACTATCGGTACTGATTTTGATATTTTTTTTATTGTTAAACAAACCAGTAGAAAAACGAATTGAGCCACTAGCAAACCGCATTGCCATTTCTGATTTGGTTGGGTCTGGATCGTACACATACGAATCAATGATTAATTTACTGTGATCTAAAACCGAAACAGTAGTTGCATCAGCAAAGGTAATTTTGACTCGACCTTGTGCAGTTTTAACATTGTCTAACTGCTGTATATCAAAGTTTAATGCTGCACCATACGGTTTATCTCGCACAACCTGGGCATTGCCCTTGATTTCGCTAATCGATCCGATATTAACAACCGACGGCTGAGCCTTGATCGTTTTGGTTGACACAAACAGAAGAAGTAGTAGTGCCAACGCTTTGTATTTTAAGCCAATCATTGTCCTGAGTTGATGCCTGGTTAATTGTGAAAGTTCGGTTAGAGCCATCGTGATCTAGCCAAAAATAAGCCCCTGCATAACCAGTACCGGTATAAGTAACGGCATTGCTGTTACCATCTAAATTTATGTAATTAGTAGCGGAGTCAACATTTAAGTTGGTAGTAATAGCATTGCTGGCACCGTTTACAATCCAATCTAAATCAGCATTGCTAGCTAATGCACTGGTAGCTTGGTTTAAAATCATAGTATTGCTGCTGCCAGTAACATCAACATTGACGTTAGAGCTATCGGCACCGTAAGTATTGCCAGGATCTGTTTGCATGGTAAACGTGTTGGAATCACCGTCAAATTCAAAAAACCCCGTGTAACTGTCTGCCCAAATGTCACCAAAGTATTTGTTAGTATTACCAATCATATTAATATCTAAGGTCATCTCTGTGCCGTCTAAATCTAACGGAGTCATGCTGCCCTGTTCGGCACTCAAACCACCAATGATGTTTGCCGATCCTAATTGTTCAAAATCAAAGTTACTGGCAGAACTACCTGAACTTTGATCGATATAAATTGCGTTATCAGCACCGATACCAGGTAAGGCTAATAGCAATATAAAAATTAAATGTTTTTTCATTTAAAACTCCAATATTTTTTTAATGCACCCTGGTTGATCGTTTCAAGAACTGCCGTCTCAATTGCTATTTGCAAAGCAATGTTGATCGGTTCGTTTTTGACTATTCCACCCTCAATTTCTATTAACTTAGTGCTATCGGTTACAAACCTAAAGACATCATTATCTAGTGCTGCAGATAGAATTTTTTTTGTCACTGTTACTTCTGTCAAGACTTCGCCAGTGCTTATGGAGACTGTGCGTAAACTAACGGTTAATGAATCAGTGCGATAAGATTTGCTAGAGCCTATACCTAAATATCTGGCACCAGCACCGCCACTTGCAATATTGGCTTGATAAGAAATTACGCCACCAGTCATTAATAGATCTGCAAATTTAAGCGGCAAAAGCTTTTGTTCTTCATCAAAGTTTTCTCTAGTGGATCTAATTATCTGCCGTTCTTTAGTAACGCTATCAAAAGAGACACGCTCTACAACCTCAAAAAATTCACTGTGTTTTAAAGCTCTAATTAAGTACGCATGAGGTGCTTGGGTTATTGCAGTTGAAAAGGTAGCAAAATCACTATTGGATCTGCGTTGCCCAGTCTGGTCGGTAAAACTATTTAAATAAATAGCAATGACTGGTTTTCTAAGGGGTAACTTAACCTCGGCAAGATCTGTATATAAATTATCAATACTGGGATCTATTGTTTTACTGTTGGGCAAGTTGTTATTGATAGGATCTAACATCATTGCACAACTAGAAAGTAAAATCGCCGATAGGCACGCTAATCGCTGTGACATTGCCGTCCTCACTAATGATTGTAACCTCAACCAAATCATCGGTTACTTTGTAAGAAATTGTATTGCCTTCTAATTGCATAGAACCACTGGTGCTTTTGGTTTCACCAAAGATCTTTTCCTCTATTTGCCGAGCCAATTCTGCGTACACTCTGGACGTTAAATTGCGTAAAAATCTAGCTTCTACTGTATTTGATGCAGTTCTAGCGATTTCGTCCTGTAGAGCCTTTATTTCTTCTTCTATGGCTTCTTTTCGGTTGGTTTCTTGATTCTCTATAGTCAAATAATGACTAGACGTGCTATCACCATTAAAAGCAGGGGATTTAAACTTGTGTACCATTTGATCGGCAAATATTTCCATGCTGACTATTAATAAACAAGTTAGTAAAAATAAATAAATCATAGTCTTTGCCATGATGCGTTTAGTCTTTTCTTTGGTCGTCACGTTCTGCTTTGGCCACTTTTTCTATATCAACTAAACCAGGCACACCCAATAAAGTTTTTAACAATACGTCTTGGCGAATCGATTGATTGTCTAAGGCTCTGACTCGATCAATCAAAGAAACGATAATCCCATACTGACTATCCAGCTTAGAACTGACACGCTGTTCCATGTTATCCATTTTTAAATTTATAGATTCGTCGATGCCATCAATCTTTTGCTCGATGGTGTTCATTATTTTATTGAGCAATTGCCACAACAACCAACCTAGACCAATCAAACCGGCTGCTGGTATGCCGACATCGTTAATTAGCGTTGTAACCGCTTCCATATTATTTAGATAAACTTGGAGGCTAACAGACAGCTAACCATAAAAGGGTAGATACCCCACATTATTGTTTCAATTCTTTTAAATTTTTCGGAGCCTTCTTCTAGGCGTTTTTCAATATTTTCATAACGGATGGCACACTCTTTTTCGTGTGCCATCAACGGAGAAATAGAATTAGTTGGTTTCGCCATCCTTGTAATCGACCAAATATAAAAACTCTTTCATTTCTAATCTAAAGTGTTCTTGTTTGGCATGATAATCATTGACTTGCGGTGCTAATGCCTGGATCTGTTCTTGTAGTGTTTTACACCACATAGCAGAACGATAGGCCTCATCGCTAAGATGCGTTGAATCTAAATTAGATCCGTTTGGTAGATCTATTTTGAATTGTTGCCTTTCAGAAAGTTCTTGATTTTCAGCCATAGACTCTGTGCTTGTTTCCACAACATCGTCAATGTTGCCCATATCTTTATCAGTTGTTCTAATATTTTTTTCATTTTTGTTTACCATTTTGCACTCCTGGTTAGTTGTTAAGATCCAATTATCTTTTGCACCGATGTTGGTGTTACTTGTTCAGCTATTTGGTTATCTAAATAAGCTTTCAATTCTGTAACTCTATCGGCTGTCAAAGCAGTTTCAACCCAACCTTGTACATCGCTTTCGCTTATGCTGGCAAAAGCCTTAAAGCCTGACAAGTCTGACGTGTCTAATGCTTGTGAACCGTAAACACTCGCCACAATTGAATTACCGTCTGCATCGTCATTAGCATCATCGGTTGCTGTTAATCGCCAATGCACGTTATAAATTACATCTGCTTTGCTGTCTTTCGTGGGATATGTGTCAGTTGTTTTAACGTCCCATGCGTATGATATTGCCATTTTATTTACCTCTTAATTTTCTAAAGTTGAAATGCGAGCCGTGAGTGACTCAATTAATTCTTGTTGTTCTTGAATTGCTTTGGTTAATACTGCTGTTAAGTGTCCATAGGACAAACTATACTGCTCACCGTTTTCTTCATCTGTATGCTCTACAATCGTTAAATCAGCTACTTCAGGTATTATTTCTTTTACTTCTTGAGCAATAAAACCTACTTGTTCTAAATCATTAGCTTTAATTTTATATTTTCTTGGCTTCAATGATTTGACAGCATCTAACCCATAGGGAATATCAACAATATCTTTTTTTAGTCTTTCATCAGAAGCATCTGTCCAAACTCCTGCAGATGTTAAAACTGCTTGATTATTTCCATTCCAGAAATATAAACCCTTATTTGAAGCAGAAAAATAAGCTCTGCGATAAGTATTTGCTGTGGTGTTTTGTCCTGTACCTTCACCAATAGCAAAACCTTGTGAGTTTAAATTTAAAGGTATATTTGACTCACCAATATAGCCAGTTCTACCCACACACAAGTTGCCAGTCGAAAGTAGTCTCATTTTTTCTGTGCCGTTTTCTTCAAATATGAAACCACCATTACCAGCACAATTTAATTTCATATTGTCATTATCACCACGAATATGAACTGTATTATTTGAATTAGAAACACCAGAAACACCACTATCACTTAGTTTTATTCTTCTGTCATTACTTCCTGTTAAATATAAATTTGAACTCTTAATATCAACATTTCCAGAAGAATCAATACGCATTCTCTCTGTAGAAGCAGTTGAGAAAGTTAGAGGTGCTGATTGTCTATAAAGAATACCAGCGCTACCACTATTTGCAAAAATTGTTAAACCTTGATCTGCACCTGAACCAGTAGCATTATTGGTCATGTGTATATCGCAATCAGCCCCAGAATTTTGATGCACATGCAATTCTTTTTGTGGAAAAGTTCCTATGCCAACCTTATTATTAAATAGTGCTGTACCACCGTCTGACATATCAAGAGTAAGGGCAGTTATTGTTGAACCACCGTCATTACCTTTAAATAAAATGTCTTTGTTTGATGTGTCGGTGTAAATATTAAGATCACCATTATCTGATTGCAACCTACCAAATTCTGTACCATTGTCTTTTAAGAAAACATCTCCACCGTCAACATCAACAATAAAATCTGAAGCAATATCTAAAGTTAGACTACCTGAACTGACATCTATTTCTTGTCCGTCAATTGTTATGTTATCCACCACAACACCAGCATTAGCGGTCACAACACCAGAAGCGTTTAAAGTAGTAAAAGCACCTGTAGAAGTTGAATTTGCACCAATTGGCGTGCCGTCAATAGCACCACCGTTAATATCTACGGTGTTACTGGCTTGCGTTGAAAGGGGTAAGGTAATCCAAGAGTTGTTTGCACTATTTCTTAATTTAATTACATTGTTGTTAGTGTCAACCCAAAGCATATAAGCAAAGGTCGTAGAAGGTGCAGAAGCGTTAGAATTATTAGAAACAATTGCATCTAAACAATTATTTAAGTCGGTACGAAAATTTGCTCCACTTTGGTTTGCTATATCGTAATCATGGGTTGCCATATTTTAAAATCCTCTAGCTAAGTAATCAAAAGTTCTAGCGACTGCATTATTTGAACTATTAAAAAATGTTATTGAGAAACCGCTTGATGTCAAACTTGAGATCGTGTAGTAATCGCCTGAAACCATGTTCTGTGCAGTAATTGATATTTGCGGTGATTGTAAAAAAGATTCGTCAAAACTAACGCCCAAAGCACTGCTTGACGTTGTTGCTTGTGCTGAATCTAATTTCATATAGCCACTGGCATTAGCCGATAATGATGAAATATAAATTTGATGAGTAGTATCACCAGTTGTAGCATTTAATTTGAATTTAAAAGCACGCCCATAGTAATTACCCAATCTAAAATTTTGATAACTTGACCAAGTAGGGTTACTACTTGGATTGTCATTAGTACTAGCTATTTGGAGACTGACTTCGGCATCATCGTATGAATTGACATCTATTGCTTCCCAAGTATCTACATTCCCTGATCGAGCATCAATAAAATCTGTAGTGCTATCAGTTGTAAAAGTTATACCCGAAGCAATTCGGTAAGTGCCAACAACAGTAGTGTCTAAAACATTAGCAAATTCATAACTACCAGAAACGTCTAAACCACCAACTGCATCAATTAAACCCAAAGTATCAACCAGACCTAAAGAATCCCACAAAGTATCAGCTTCAAGTTTTAATTTAGCATTATCATCAACAACCATATTTGATTTAGTACCTGTGAAATTAGGGCTTTCTGTTGTTGTTGATTTAACAAAAGTTTGAAATTGATCAGGTGAAACTGTATTGACTACCTGTGTTGCTGTGTCTGATTTAAAACCTGTACTATCTACAGCTTTAATTAAATATGTTCCAACTAATAAATCTACTTGGGTTGAATTAGAAATACCTGAAACAGCTTCGCCAATTTGTATTGAATTAGACCAAGTAGCATTTGCAGTTAATGAACTGTGTCTAATTTCAAAACTACCACCAATTTTTACATCTAAATCGGTTGTTGGTGTCCAAGATAAAGTTGCAGTGTTGCTATCAGCTCTTAAATAAAAATTACTAACATTAGAAGGGATAGCAGTTAAACCATAAATTCTTTGTGTATAAGAACTGTATGCAGAATTAACACCAGCTTCGTTTACTGCTCGTATTCTAAATTCATATAAATCAGGCTCAATATCATAAAACACAAAGTTAGTGCCTAACGATGAACCAGCTCTAACAAAAGATGTATCGGTTGTTTTTTTATACTCAACTTCATAGCGTTCAATTTGTACATCTAAGCTTTCCCAATCTGCATTACTTGTAGCAACAAAAGATAAAACTGCTTTTGCTTTGACACCTGAACCTTGTGTAGTTGTAAATAATTCTTCGGTCACAGATGAAATGGCTGGCGTATTTACTGCTGGTAATAAAGAAGTGTTTTTAACTTCAAATACTCTATTACTCATCATTGAAAGATTGCCTAAACTGTTTACACTTCTGATACTGATTAAATATTGCCCAGCTTCTAACGAATCAATAGTAAATATTTCTGAATTAGATTTGTATTCAATAGGAAATGGATTATTTATAAGGGTGAATTGTGATGATGTGTAAGTATTGTTTATTTTAACGACAGATATTTCATAAGACTGTATATAAGCATCGTTTGGTGATTCCCAAGTAATAGTAAGTCTGTTAAATAAATTTGGTTTTGCAAAAATTAATTCTTCTGTTGGCTTATTAATAACTGGATTAGCTGGTCTTGAAAGATTTGGTAGATTGGTGTTAGGTGCAGTATCTTCTTTAACTATTGTGCCAAAGTTATAAACATCATCATCATATTCTCTGGCAACAATTTTTACTTCATCATTGTTTTGCAATTCAAGTTTTACAATCCTAAATTTTTTCCCAGCGTTAGAATTTAAACTGTTCCAGCCCAAAGCTTCTAATGAGATATAACAAATATCATTTACTTCAGCTCGCAAGCCAACAATAGTAGAGGTAAAGCTAATAACTAAACTTTGGCGTGAAGCTTTCATATTCATCGTAGAAATCATCAAAGCTCTTTCCATTTGATCGGTGAAAGGCAATTCAATTGAATTTTTTAAAACTAAATTGTTGTCTTGCTCTTTAAAAGTAGAACTTTTGACAATGGCAAAATCACCTTGATAGTTTTTATTAGGATTAATAAAAGTTGCTTGCACTTCGTTTGATTTAACATCTTTACCCCCTAAAGCAACGTCATAAGAACCAACAATATTATTTTCATCGAAGGTTTGTACGGCTGTACCTTGAGCATCTATTATTAATTTATATTTACCGCCCGAAAAAATTAAACTACCACGACACGAAGTTAAAAGCTGTTCTATTACTTTTAAAGCACTTTGATTTGTGGCTACCAATCCATTACAAGTATATTTTTTTTGAGTTTTAGTGCCAACGGTAACAATTTCATCACATTCATTAGCAGATACAATAAAAGATGTGCTATCAATATCAGCTAGAGCAATTGATCTGCCATAAATATTATTCGTTAAATAATCATAAATGCACAAAGCTGGATTATCCGAATACAAAGGATTAGCGTTATTTGTGTTGGGGTGACTTAATTTTTTTCCTTTGATATCAAAGTTAATTTGTGGAATTCCAGTTGAGCCAAAAATATCAGGGTCAAAAGTTAATTTTAAATAAACATAGGCAACACCTCTAAGTCGATCAGTAGATTGCCAAGATGTTTCATTTTGTAAAAAATAATCTGCTTCTTGATCTGATTTACCTAAATGTTTGCTAATAAATACATTGTTTTTGTATTTTTTTATGATTCCAAAAGCTGGAAAAAGTTGGAAAAGACCATAATCATTCCAAACATCACCATAAATTTTTTCTTCGTTGAAATAAATATTTTCGATGCTTTCAATCTCACCCTCGCAAATAGCAACGACCATGTGCAAATATTGATTCGCATTGCCTGTAACTTCGTAAAATATAGGTGTGCCACCGACTCTACGACTGCCGTATATAACAGGTAAAGCATTGGTATTGCTTTGCTGATTTGATAAAGCTCTTGCACTTTGGCTTGCAAGTGAATCTTCCATTTCTGGTACTTTCATACCCATAACTACCACAAGAGAAGCCACCGTTGTAGCGACCACGACAGCACCAATTACAATGGCTGTGGTTGTCGTTGCAACAAAAAAACCGCCCGTCACTGAAGCCCCAATTGCACCTAAAACCTGTGGCATAGCAAGAATAGAACTGGTAAAACCTAGACCAACAAAACCTAATAATAATTTATAAAATTTATTCATGCTGGCAACCTGTAGCCTATATCAAAAATATCAAAATCATTAACGCTGACAGCATTGACACCAACAGTTTCATCAATAGAAATAATTTTTGTGCCAATACAGATATGGCACATATCCCAGCGTTTATCATGTTTAATTAAAATATCACCGTGTCTAGCTTTTATTGGGTTTAATTCAATCAAGCCTAATTCTTTACACTTTTCTGATATCGTTTGTTGATATTCTTTTTGAAACCTCATAGCACCAAATTTAGTGTGATATTTTTGGTAAGCAATATTTAAAGTATCAGTGCCAAGCATATAATCTAAATATTCTAAAACTAACGTATTGCAATCATTTTCACCCCAACTGAATTGTTTGTTTAATTTGGGTTCAATAAAATTATTAAATTTGACGATATCCATTAGCGTATATTTGCTGGCATATTAATAGTTGCATTTGGACTGCCATATTTTGCAGTTGCTGTAGCTTTTACGGGTCTTTCATAAACACCAACACCACCGCCAAAAGCAGAACTGGTTGCTGTGTCTGATACCGTAATCGTAAAATAATCAGTGCTAGTTGAAGCATCGACTACGGTGTGTGTTGCGTTCAATGTAGTTGCTAAAACACCACCAACATCGGTTAAATCTTCTAAAGTTATGACATCATTATTACTCAAACCATGTGCTTTATTATGAACTTTGAGGGTAGTTGAACCAGACGTTGTTTCAATTGGATTGGTTAAAACTAACACACCGTCAATGGTTGTAGCCGAACCACCACCACGTGCCGAAGAAGTTGCATTAGAACTAACGGTAACTGTAAATTGATTGTCGCTAGTTTGAGCAACGACAGTATGTGTTGCGTTTAATTCGCTAACTGGAATACCGCCAACGGTAACAGCGTTAGCCATAACAAACGTATCACCAATGACCAAGCCGTGATTATATTTATCAATGATTAAAGTGTTACTGCCTGAAGTAGTGATGATAGCTTCGCCAATTATGACGGTTGAAGTAGTAACAGCAACGGTGATTGTGTCGCTA